AGAAAACCCGCTCGCCGGTATGTTCGGTTTCCGGCTCAAACTCACTCAGGACCGCTTCAAGCGCCGGGCGCGACATCCAGGCGGTATCGCTTTCCGTCCACTGGCAAAAATGCAACCGCAAGATGTTGTTCAGCTTGCCGGGTATCGCTTTCGCCTGCCGCACCACCCCGGCGAGGTAGTCCGGTTGCACCGTCACGCCGAGAAGCGGGTTCGCCTTTACCCAACAGGCCGGGTCTTCTAGCGGGTCATCGCCGGGGTCCAAGCCGCACACGAAGCTGAAGGCTTCATCGTCCAGCACTTCCCCGACGAAGGTAAACGCCTCGTCAGGTTCCCGCGTCCCGGCTGCCACCCGCACCGCGTGTTGATGCTCTTGCCAGCACACGCTTTGCCGGTCACTGCCGGAATTGGTCGCCATAATGAGCAACGGTTGCCGGCGCCACTTGAACCCGCGCTCCAGCATTTCAATCATGGTGCCGTTGCGATGCTCATGCACCTCATCACACAAGGCGCATGATGGGCGCGGGCCAGATTGCCCGTCATCGCTGCTTATCGGGCGAAAGAAACTGCCCGTCTTCAAGTCCGCCAAATTCCAAACCGGGTTGCCTCCGCTTGGCGTCAACCTGCCCGATAGCGCGGGCGACTGCTGAAACATCGCCACCGCGTCCCGAAAAAGAACCATCGCCTGGTCCTTTTTGGACGCCGCCGCATAAACCTCGGCCCGGTCCTCGCCGTCCGCTAAAAGGCACCACATACCGATCCCGGCCATAAGGGGGCTTTTTCCGTTACCCTTGGCAATCTCGATATAGGCCCGGCGAAAGCGCCGAGTGCCGTCCGCCCGTTTCCAGCCGAATAGGCTCCCGACGATGAATTTCTGCGAAGCATGAAGCGTGAACGGCTCGCCTTCAAACTGGCCACCATTCAGCCTTAGAACGTCCTTAAAAAACCCAATCGCCTTATTGGCGGCGGTGACATCCCAAGCCAAGCCGCGCGCCTTGGCGCCCTTTAGGTCCGCCAAGTGCCGCTTGGCAGCATTGCGCGTATGAGGCCCCGCAATAACGCGGGAGGCTACCACATCACGCGCCCAGGCGGTTGTGGCGTCTTCCGGGGCGTCAGAAGTAGGCGGCGGCGGGGTCTTGCTCCCCTTCGCCGGGCGGCGTGGCGTTAATCCGGCTCCTGGCACTTGGCGTCATCCCAAATTCTGCGGCAAAGCGCACCATGTCAGTCGCGGCCTTGTTCGCCGTGCCGACAAGCGGATTCTGAATTGCGTTCCCGTTCGTGGTCTTGATCATCAAGCCGCCGGTTAGCTGATCCCGCTTGGCCATTTCTGCAATCGCGCGCTCGGCTTGCACCCAGCGCGCATAGGCCTGGCAATAGGCGGCAAGCGCGGCCCGATCCACACCGGACAACAGGCCGATCTTGTAAAGCTCCTCAGACACCCGACCCCATTCCACCTTTGCCTCGTCCGCCAAGTGCGGCGGCGGGGAAGGCAGCGCGGCGATAGCTTTTGCCTCTGAGGTTGGCAGCGCACGCTTGCCAGGGTTGCCCGTGACTAGCTTTAGGTGCGTCGGCTTAGGCTTGCGGCCGGCGGTCATAGCTAATGAAACTTTGTCACGTACTCAAGCGCGTCGGCGCCCGGCGCCGGTAGCATTATCAAATCCGGCCTATGCAGCGGCGCGCGGCCAATACTCGGCTCCCACGTGGCGCAGGCCTCGTCTTGCCCAACGCGAACCACGCGCCCGGACGCAATGTCGGCGCATACTGAAACCAGCATAGAAACCCCCATTGGGAAAAGAGACCGCGCCCAAAGGGAAGAAACCGTGTCGTCGGGGCGCACTAGAACGTGCCTTTGGGCGGCAAGCGGCCCCCCGTCGACCCGGCCCGTCAGCCAATAAACCGAACCGCCCGCAACCGGGTCGCGCATTCGTATCGTCCACTCGACCGCGTCGCGCCCGCGATGGCGCGGCAATAGCGAGGGATGGTACCCAACCGCGCCTATTCTTGCCTTGGCAATGACGCGGTCAGAAACGAAGTCGTGGCTATGGGCGCATACAATAAGGTCTATGCCGCTTGGCATAGTAGCCTCCCGCAGCCCATGAAACGCGGGCACACGGCGCCTATCGCACGCCATGTGCAAACGGTCCGGCCCGCGCCCGGAAGGCGCCGGGCAGGCCACGGAAGCGACCTCGTGCCCCGCGTCAAGCAGCGCGTCAAGGACAGCCGCGCCGAAGCTACGCTGGCCGGCAATAAGTACTTTCACGCCGCCGCCCTTTCTGAGCCGACATACCGAAAGCCTTGAACGGCGCGAAAGTGCCCGCCGTACCCGGACGCCACCGTTGACCCAGCTTTTTTTAGCGATTTCTGGCTTCGGGCCTTATTGCCGCCAAAAAGACTTGCGGAGACCTGGCGCCAATTTGGGTCGCGCCGAAGCGCCGCGCAAAGGCCCGGGTGCGACGTATGAAACAGCGTATTAAGCCGCCTTCCTTCAAGGCGGGCGCCCTGGGTTCCCTCTAGCTGCGTTTGGCACACGGCGTTTAGAAAGCGCAGGCCAACGCCGGCGCCCTGCCATTCAGGCTTTACAACCAGCCGGCAGCCACGCGCTTCAACTCCCGCCCCGTTAAAGGTGCTTGCCACCCCCATGTGAACAACCCGCTCGCCGTTAACTGACCCCACGTAGCAAATAGCCGCCGCCATCTTAGGCATCTTCAAATAGTGATGCGGCTCAAACTCTGGCCAATAGCGCCAATCGGTTTTGACAATTTCCAAGTCGAACTTTGGCCGTCGCCAAAGCCCCCTCCCACGGCGAAATCCGCCGTCTGCCGAGGTATCAAAAACCCAATCCGGTTCAAGCCATTCCAGCACGTCATAGTGCGGCGTCAGCAAGACAACCTTAGAGCCCTTTACGCGGCGCCACGCCTTCTGAAAGGCAAGGGCGCCAAACCTGGCAATCTGGCGGTCGACAACCGAGGTAAACTCGTCAACCACCGCGCGCTGCGGCGCCTCGCAAACAAGGCGCGCAAGCGTTGCGCGGAACTGCTCGCCCATGGATAGCACATGAAACGGGCGAAGCCATGACGGCACATTACCAAGGCCGACCGCTGCAAGCGCCGCCGTTACCGCGTCAAAGTCGCCGCCCGGCGCAATTGCGTCCACAATAGGCCGGTCGCCCGGCCATTCCGGCGCATAAAACGCTTCCGGCCCGCCAAATATGCGGCGCCCGATGCTGGTTTTTCCGGACCCGGACGGCCCGACAACCACGCCGATCTGCCAATTGTCGTCATCAATATCAAGGTCGGCGGTCAGGTTGAAATTTGCGCCCGTCTCCGCGTTGAAAAGGCTTTTAACCCGGGCGGCCCGGTAGCTATTGAAATCGGAACAGACGTTTTGCACCTGCAGCTTCATGTCACGACGACCTTAACCGTAAGCCCTAGCTCGGTAAGCTGGTTGAAGATATGCTCTTGGTGGCCCGCGTCTTGGCAGATCACGATAACGCCGTATTGCTCTTTGTACGCGCCGGAATCCGGCGCCGCTGACGGCACGTTTTCCGGTACGGGACCGGGGGAAAGCTCCGCCAATTCGTCCGCCGAGAAGCCCGTCAGCGCGGCGTCAAAGCCTAAATCGGCCAGCCCCTTCAACTCCTCGGCCAGCATGGCGGTATCCCACCCGGCATTCAGCGCCAACTTGTTATCCGCCAGCACATAGGCCCGGCGCTGCGCCTCGGACCAGCCCGCCGCGACCATCACCGGCACTTCCGCCAGGCCCAGCTTGCGGGCCGCTAGAACGCGCCCATGGCCGGCAATAATGCCGCCGGCCTCATCCACCAGCACCGGCACGGTCCAGCCCCATTCGCGGATCGAGGCGGCAATCTGCGCCACCTGTTCCTCGGAATGCGTGCGGGCGTTCCTGGCGTAAGGGATCAGCGCATCAATCGGGCGCCGCTCTACCTTGTCTGCCGGCCATTCAACAGTCATTCGACCCCCGGTCTTCATTTCGCGGCGCTGTGCGCGGAGG